AGGTCGTATTCAATCCAGGTATCGGTTCGGCTCGAACCGTGGTCGGCCAGATCGAGAACAGGATTGCTGGTAGCGGAATCAGCCACCTTGTCAGCGACCTGCCCACATTACTGTTCTATGAACTCTGTGCCGTTCCAAGTGTCGCCGATGCCTGCGAACTTGCCACGAGATGCACCTTCAACTGCGTTGTTGTTGTAAGAAGTTTGCACCCACACACCATCAAGACCGATAGATGCGATGAACTCTTGGCCGTCTGCTTCGGTTGGTGCGTCATCGTTGCTGATGACGATTACTTCAACAACTTTTGTGTCTTGTATTTTTGCGAAGTGTGCCATTATGCGATCACCAATGTTCCTGTCGCTGTGTATTGAATAAATGAATATGCGCCGCTTGTGCCTGTAGTTGGTGATCCTGTTGTTGTAATTGTCAACCCTGATGCGTCTGCTGTCAAATATCGAATTACGACTTGGCCGCTACCGCCGTTGCCGCCAATACCTGCACCGCTGCCTGCAGCACCACCGCCACCGCCACCACGGTTTGCAGTTCCGTTTGAACCATTGCCTGCTGTACCACCGTTGCCTGCGTTAGTGCCAGCCGTTCCGCCTGTACCTGTACCGCCACCGCCACCGCCACCCGAGTAACTAATACTGCTACCCGTGTAACTGTTCGCTGTTGCTGCACCGCCAGCACCGCCCGTAGAACCAGAACCGTTACTGCCTACGCCAGCCGAACCGCCACCACCACCGCCGCCTGCTTGCGAACCGCTTTCGTTGCCGCCTGCATTACCTTCGCCACTAATACCTGTACCGCCTGTTGAACCACCGCCACCCGATGCGCCATTTGTGCCCGGCGCACCAATAACGCCACCACCACCACCATTTGCTGAACTTATAAAAGATGAAGCCGAACCATTTTGTCCCGGACTTGTGTGCGTAACTGCTGATGGTACGCCAGCGCCACCAGCACCAATTTTTATTGTGTAAGTTGTTTTGCCAAGAATACTTGTGCCAGTTACAAAACCGCCCGCACCGCCACCGCCGCCAGCGGTTGAAGCGTTAGCACCTTTACCACCGCCACCGCCACCGCCTGACAACATAAAGTCAACTGCAAGCGTGCTGATTGCAGCACCACCTAATTTAAAAAAAGTGAAAGTTGACGCCGACAATGCAAGTAAATAGCCGCCCCCATATTGCGCCAAAATTAAAGTACCTGTTGTGTTGATAGTTACGCCCGCACCTGCAGTAATCGTGCAAGCACCTGCACCTTTGTTAGCGACCTGAATAACATCGCCAACCGTAAAGATCGAATTGTTAACCGTTATCGTCGTCGCGCCTGCGTTATTCATTATCGTGCGCTTAGTCTCATCGCCAGCAACCAGCGTGTATGACGCAGTTTTATCTGATATCGGTAAATTTTGTATGTCGTTAAGTTGCGCGGCCGTCAAAACCTGACCAGCAACAAACGGGAACGGTGTTGTCATATTTGCCTACTTTACCCTAGAACGTTGTCAGCCGAGATGATACCAAACGTTGTGTCGTCAAGAATTAACTCGTAAACGACGGTAGTTGGCGACGTGTAATAAGTAACGCTATGCCCAGTATTGACGCTGATCGTATGCTCAATGCCCTCGACTGCTAACTCTTGCGCCAATTGCGTAGTCGTAACGCCCGACGTAAACGACTTTTCAATCGTGATTGTGTCGCCCACGTCAATCACGGCCACCGTGTCACGTTGCGCGCTAGTCAACAAAGCAAACGACGTGGCTAGTGACGTGTACCGTGCTTCAGGTTCAGGGTCGAGCAAATAGACCGCCAAGTCAAGTGCGGCGCTGTCGTTGTGTAAAAGACTGTTAGTAATGCTGTAAGTCTGCACAAAATACTTTGTTTGACTACCAGCGTCGTCAGCAACCTGCGGATTGTTACTGCCAAGTATCTGTACGACTGCACGGTTAGTTACCTGATCGGCTTCAAAAGTTATGCCCACGCCGTTATACGGAATGTTTGTTCCGTCGTCATGAAAGTCCGCTACCGACGGTGTAAGCGTTGTGCCTAGTCGAGCGTCAAACACTAGATCGCCGTCACGCGACATAAACAGCCGGCCCTGCTCAGCCTCGTTTACGTCAGACAAATAACCCAGCACGTTTGTGCCTTGTTCAATCGTAAACGCTGATGCCCCGCCAAGCGTCTGAGTACCTGTAGCAATGTCACGCGTTAACGCTGGGAACGCAACCTCAGGCCGATCTAGTACCGCCGTGACTCGAGCGCTAGACAATTCCTCGCTGACGTTAAATTCGTCTAAATATGTTTGTGCTAACAAATAAAAATCGTCTGCACAAAACACGGTAACGGTATCCAAACCTGCGAGAGCAAAATTGTAGTCAAAATTCACAATCACGCCGACAAAAAGGTACTCCTTAACGTTTAACGAACTGTAACGCGATAGGCGCACTCGACGCATAGGTGCAAGACCCGGTTGGCTTAACGGTGTGTCGTAATACGGCGAGTTGGTGTCAAATGGGTTGAAAATACCTGACGTGTCAAGCATCGTGAACGACATAGTGCCAGCACTAAATTGATCGCCCTGATCGCGACGGCCGCGACGCACGGTAACAACGTTTACGCCGTCAAGCACGCTTGCAAAATCTGTTGTACCGTCAAGCACATATTGGGTGTTGTCAAGTACGCCAGCAGTCAAGTCGTCAAGCAAAAATGCGTCTTGCACAAACCCTGTGTCAATCTCTAAGTCATAGTTGCCACTAGCGACAACGGCTGTACCTGCCATTACGACGCAATCTGTAGGTCGAGTGGCCCGTTGGTGCGCTGGTAAGCCAACAAACTGTTTAACACGCTTTGCCCGATCTCGGCGCTAGTTGACATACCGCCCGTCACGTTTATCGTTACGCCACCACTACTACGCGCTGCAATGCGCTCGGCGTTCCCTGACGTTGTTAAAGCGCCTTGTATCGTCACTAGGTCGCCAGCACCAGCACCAGTCCCGCCACCGCCACCGCCGCCACCGCCGCCACCGACTCGACTACCGCCACCACCGCCGCCAATAATCGCTGGCACGGTTGGCATAGTCGGCGTAACAATTGGTTGCGGTGCAAAACGTACCGCAGGCGGCAAATTAGATGTCGGCGCAGGATAACTTGTACTCGGCAAACTAGGAATACTAATTTTGTCAATTAAACCTAATTTGCCAGCCAACGCAAACACGTCGTACAACGGGCCAAGCACTAGTCGAATGACCGCACCAAAACGACCCCAAGCATTTGACAATGCGTTTGTTTTTTGTTCTAGATAAACCATTGCTGCCGACAACGCAATAATGCCTGCAGTCAAAGCAACGACCGGGTTTAATGACATTGCAAAATTTAAAGCCAATATTGCTGTGCTCATTGCGGCAATCGTGCTTGCAACATATAAAAATGCTTTAGGGTTTTTTTGCGCCCAATCAGCAAAGCGTTGCAAAAACGGCAACACGGCTTGTACGACTGGCAACAATGCTGCGCCAATACTTTCTGTAGTTTCATCTAAACTATTTTTTAATATTTTAAATTGACCTGCTGCAGTTTGTGCCGACGCTGCAGCCGCGCCACCAAAATTGTCGTTTAAAGCAAGCATCACCGTGTCAAGATCAGCACCGTCTTTAATCATGCCTTTCATCTCAGGCGACAACGCCTGCAGACCTTTCATATTGCCTGCATACGCTTTGGCAAGCGCATCGCTAACTGTTACAAGATCTGTGCCAGTTGCAGTTGAAATATCTTGTGCAAGCGATAACGCGCTAGTAGCCTCGCCAACATTTTTTGTACCAACAAGCAACGCGCTAAACGCTGGCCGTAACTCACTATCAGCCGTACCAGTCGCCCTCGACATAGCCGAAATCATGTCCTCAGTCGCCGCAACCGTTGCATCAGTAGCGCCAACAACGTTTTGCATTGTGTTAGCCAAAATTGCTTGTTGCTGTTCGTCCTCGGCTGCCGCTTTAGCCGCCAAGCCAAGCGCACCCGCAACCGCCGTAATTGCAGCCGCTGCAGGTATCGCCGCTTTCTTAATAGCAAACTGTGCCTTCTCGCCAACAGTTTCTAATTGCTTAAATTCTTTAATTGCTTTGTCAATGCCCTTGCCGTCAAACTCAGAAACAATCGGAATACTTAAAGCCATTACAAACCTGCCTGCACAACGCGCATAGTTTTAGCAATCATCTTTGTCATTTCAGCTTCAATACCGCGACGCGCTTTATATACAGCCGGGCCAATAAGTCGAGTGCGACCAGCGCTAACAAAACCTAATGCGTTACCTAACCTGTTTGAGTTAGCGCGACCGGCCGTTTCAAAGATTGCTGCCGCTGGGTCTTTTTGCTCAATAAGGATTACGCCGACGGCGTTGCGTCGAGTGTCAAAGCGCATACGCACTCCGTTAATTGCTTTTGCTGTTGTAAACGGGAATAGTTTGCGATCACGTTGCACCCAGTTGTAGCGCATACCTGAGAGCGGTAATTCTTTGTACACGGCTTTGCCTGCCTGTATTGCTGGCTGTGCGATTGCGGTTGCGTCTGCCTTAAAATCTTTTTGCAGTTGCGGGTCAATTTTGCGCAAAGAGTTAATTGTCTGTTTAACCCCGACGATCTCAATAGTTGTTGATGCTGGCATTGCGCTACCTCTTTTGCTTATTCAATAGCGTAATCACCGTTATCAGGTCGCGCGT